AAATGAACGAACTACTAAAAAATCTAAAGGAACGTGAAAATGTAACTTATACTGCTAATGGCGCGAAAGCCTACCATTCTACAATGTCTAAGGTATATGACCTTTTCGCGCAAGGTGGAGCTATGCGGGGTGCATCGAATAGCGATTGTGCTGGCCTATTCGCGGCTGCGTATAAGGAAGACCCTTCCATGGCTCTAAAGTGCCTATTCTGGCTCCGTGATATTCGTGGCGGCCAGGGCGAAAGACGTTTTTTCCGTGTTTGCCTTCAGTGGCTAGCAATGAACCACAAAGACGAGGCATGTCATCTAATTCCGCTTGTGTCTGAGTATGGCCGCTATGATGACCTATTCGAGCTATTTAATACTCCATGTGAGCCTGAAATGCTTGGATATATTAAGTATGTAATTGATAAGAATGAAGACCATCTTGTATATAAGTGGATGCCTTCTATCAATACATCTTCTAAGAATACCCAGGCTCGTGGGCGTAAGATTGCCCATGAATTTGGGATGACTGAACGTGAGTATCGTAAGATGCTTTCTGAAGGGCGCAAGGCTTGCAATCTTGTTGAAACCTTAATGAGCCAGAATCGTTGGAATGAAATTGCTTTTAATAAGCTTCCTTCTCGCGCTGGTATCCTTTATTCAAAGGCATTCGCGCGCAGAGAAGAAACCAGAGAACGCTACGCTGCTTTTATGTCTTCTGATAAGACTAAAGTAAATGCTGGCGCTCTATATCCTTATGATGTAGTAAAGAAGGCGCGCGAAGTTATGGGCGGCTATAGTTGGTTTAGTTCTAGAGGTAATGTTCCTCTAAATGATACTAATCGTCTCGCCGCCAATAAGTATTGGGATAATCTTACTGATTATTTCAATGGCGCTACTCTAAATGCTCTATGTGTATGCGATACCAGTGGTAGTATGCTTAGTGGCTATGGTAGAAGTGGTATCGCTCCTATTGATGTAGCTATTTCTCTGTCTCTATATACGGCTGAACGTGCAAAAGGCCCATTCCATAACCATTTTATTAGTTTTAGCTCGCGGCCGCAGCTTATTGAAGTTGAAGGTGTAGATTTCTGCGATAAGGTATATCGTATCTATCGTAGAAACCTATGTGAAAATACTAATATTGAAGCAACATTTGACCTAATTCTACGGACGGCTACACAGAATCATCTATCTCAGGATGATTTACCAGAGACGATTATTGTTGTTTCAGATATGCAGTTCGATGCCAGCCGGACTAGTTCATACTATACAGGTATGACACTTATGGAAAAAATTGAAGCAAAGTGGAATGCTTGCGGCTATAAGATGCCAAAGCTCATCTATTGGAATGTAAATGCATCCGGTGACGGAAATATTCCAATGAAGGATAAGGATGGCGTTACTTATGTGAGCGGTGCCTCTCCTTCAATCTTTACTCAGATTATGACTGGAAAAACGGGTATTGACCTTATGTTGGAAGCACTCCTCAGTGAACGCTACAAGCCCGTAATTTCCATTACTAAATAACCTTTTCTCCCTCCTCTCTTAAAGTCGAGCAAGTAATTGCTTGACTTTTTTCTTAATTTCGGGTATAATTATTATAGAAAGAGGTGAGAATATGGATATTCTTAGAAGAGTAAAAGAACATCATAGATTTATTAAAAGTTTAGGTCATGAAGTAGTCATGACCGTGTTAATCGGGTCGCAAAATTATGGATTAAATAATGAAACCAGTGATTATGATACATTTACTTTTATTCTCCCTTCTGAGCGTGATTTATATTTAGGACGTGATCCTATTAGTGGAGAAATTGAAGTAGAAAATGGCAAGTGCATGTATAAGGATATTCGTCTTGCTTTAAACCTGCTCAAGAAAACTTCTCCTAATAGTCTTGAATGCTTTGTTAGTAAGCATCGTTATTATGAGCCAAAATATACTAGTATTTTAACAAAATATTTAGATAATGAAAATACATTAAATAAAATGGTTCATTGTAATTATGAACATATGCTTTATGCAATGGCAGGCATGGCGCATCAGCTTACTAAACGCAATATGCCAGCGGGTAAGCGCTATTCACATGCGTTGCGACTTTATAGTATGAAAGATAACTTCTTAGATTTTGCAAAAACCTTTCAATTGATTAAACTCTTACCGCGTGATTATAAAGAAGCACTTCATGCCAAGCGTGATACGTTAGAGTCAAATGATGCATACTATAATGATGGATGTGTAAATATTGCAAACATTCTAGACGAGTGCCGTGATAACTTTAAAAAGACTCCTGCTCAACATGCAATTGAAGTAGAGGGCCTTAAACTAATTGAAAAAATGCAGCAGGAATTGATGCATTACTATATTAAATATATTTTATAAGAGGAGTTAAAATGGAACTAGATATCCACGAAGGAAAACGAGTGCTATATAAGCATAATGGTCAATGGGAAGTTGGCGAACTTACCGAAGCACATAATACTCAACTTACTAATAAAGGACTTTATCTTTCTATTATTCCAAAGGAATTTATTGGCAAAGATGCTCCATATCTGCATGATGCAGAAATAAATGATATCTTTCTAGATGCAACACCAGTAGAGGATTATTGGCGCGATTATAAAGATATCTTCATGACTAAAGAAGATTATCTTACCTTTATTGAAAGTGAAGATTTTGTTAAGGCTTCTGAGCAGGCTTATGTATCCGATGGAGAATATTATTATTATCCTATTAGTAAGTATACAAAGACTTGGATTGAAAAACAACCATTTGAATATGTGGTGAGAATGGCGTGATAAAAAGATTTTCATTGCCTGGGTATTACAATCATTTTAATGAAATACAAGTTTTGCTACAATATTATAAACAGCATTCAGATTATTTCTATCCAGATAGAATAATAGATAGCGCCTATGATTTACCTCCTGGGTTAATTTGGAATGGTGGTCGAATCAATTTATCAAATAAACATAATAAAATATCATATGATCAATTATTTTCATTTTACCATTCTATTCCGAATTTTCATTTACGGCATACTTGCACTAATATGCTACTTGGAGAAGAAGAAATTTTAAATAAAGAGTGCAATAATTTTCTTAAAAAATATGTTAGCCAACAAGATAAAATTATTGTGAACAACCCCGTATTATATACTTATCTACGAAAAAATTATTCATTTGAAATAATTTTTTCTACTACTTTATGTCTTGATGATATCGATACAATAAATAAATTAAGTGAAAATAATATTTATGTGCTTAATTATAATTATAATAATAATGATGATTATTTGCGACAACTAAAGCATCCAGAACATATTGAAATCTTATGCGGCGAACCATGCGTAGATAATTGTCCGGATAGATTACAGCATTATCGCACCATCAGTAAACAGCAATTAGGCTTACCACTTGATGATAATGACATTATTCAATGTCGTCATAGAGTTATGACAGAAGTAATTACTCCGCAAACTGAATTCGATGTAATTCAAAATAGAGCAAATGCAATTCATAATGATAGGATAGAAGCTCTTACTGCACAAGGATTCCAATATTTTAAAATTTCTGGGCGTTTTACTAGCACTCCAGTTTTCTTTAAATTAATTTCATATTATTTAATTCTTCCTGAAAAGAGAGAAGAAGCAGAAAAAGAATTATGTAAAGAGGTTGCAAAATATCAATTATGCCAAAAATTAAAACTGAAATTGAATTAAAGGATTTGCCGCTATTATATCAACAATTTCATGAAGCTATTAAAATTGGAGACCCACGATTAGAAAATATGCAATGCATATTTTACTATCAAGATGATTCTATAACATATGTTTATCCAATTTTTGATTTTTTAGACATTCCAAAATCTCAACTAAATAAAATTATAAAATTTTTTCTAATTCAACCATCTTAAATGGTTGAATTTTTTTAAATTTATGTTATAATATTTATAGAAAATAAGAGAGGAAATAAAAGATATGAAAGATGAAGCTTTAGAAGTAATGGTTGAACAAGCCATGCGAATAAGCAATTATAATTCTTATGAAGATTATAATAATGAAGAGCTTCGTGAACAGTTTCGCCGCATTTTGAAGGGAGAAAATACTAATGCCAGTAGCAAAGACATACAGCAAATTTGAGCTTAGTGGAGAGCCATTTAAAGAAAATGGGCGTATGTATGTTAATGTTATCATACCAAAAGGCATTAAGAAAGTACGTTGGTATTCTGATACAGAGTACAAGCGTATGTACCCTGATGAACTTATAGAAAATAATACAATGGACTTTAATGCCTTCCATGCATTCGGCTTTGACCGCGACGGCTTCATTACTATTTATAAAGGTGATATTGAAACTTTTGCAGAAGAACATCGTGAATACTTTTGGCGTAATTTGACATTTGGTTATTATACTCCTTCAAATATAAAGGTTCCTAAGCTTCCAGCTTCCATAATTCCAATTCAGTTGAAGTGGGAAGAAATACGCGCGCATGATACTAGAATGCGGTCGCATGAAGAAGTTAGAAAGATTGTTGAATCTTATATTTATACTAAAACAGAAAGTAAGTATCAAGGTGAAATAGATGAATGGCTACAAGAAACAGTTACGATTAGAGAAAAGACAAGCAAAGAAAGCCACTTTGGTACGAAACATACGTACACTTTGGTTGATTCCGAAGGCAATTCTTATATTTGGGAAACAGGCGCCAAAGATTATACGCGTAATACGACAGTTTCTTTGAAAATGAAAGTTAAAGAACATAAGGAAATTAATGGAGAACAATGTACTGTTGTTTGGTACTGTAAAGAAATATGAAACTATTGAACACGAGATATATGGGACTTATTGCTAGATGTAATTATGGCTGTGGAGCACTTATTGGATATGAACCTAGTGATGTAAGTAAAAATCAATGTATTAAATGTCCACAGTGTAATGCTGTATTATGGGTGCCATTTAATCCAAATTACGATGGCGTTATTAAAGAAGATAGTGAGGAAAAGAAAGATGAAACTGTGGTTTGAAAATGCTGATGGTATTCGCCGTGTAATTAAAGACCCCTGTAATACTTGGGAAGATGTTAATAAAGCAGTAGATGAATTTATTGCTAATTGTAATGCTAATAAGCATAAGCTCGCAAGAGAAAGATACGGAAAAGATTATGACCCGTCTAAAGTTATTCCATTTGTAAGTTATTATACTCGTATGTGGGAAGAAGATGGTATGACCAAGCTTGATGTTGGTTCTCATACTGAATTTTTCTTTTGGGAGGGTAAGTATGCTGAAAACAATTGATTTTAATGATGACGCTCATAAATATATTGCACAACTTGAAGAAGAAAATGAAAGACTTCAATGTAAAGTAAATTCATTAGAAGATGCTTGCCGTAGGCTACAGTGAGAAAATGCACAGGCAAAAAAGGATAAGCCACTGGCAGATGCAATAAGAACTATTATAAAGGAGTGGAAAAAACTATGATTACTAAAGCCGCAGTAAAAATTTATGATATACGGCAAGATAAAGAATGGATTATTCCATGTCATAGACATGGAGATGCTTTTTATATCTTATATGAGTTTGGCTATAAAAAGAATATTGATTATAAAGAACTTGCCCAAGGCTTTATAGATGAAGAAGGAAATTTTTATGACAGAATCGCGGCAAAAAAGCACGCGCAAGCACATGACCAATTGAAAGAAAATACTAGATGTGCAGAATTATTTTCGGAAGATTTATGGTGATATATATGAGCAATGAATTTAAAGATTATTTATATGATAAGATATGTGAAGTTGTCCTTGACTCCGGCGCGATGGATGAAATTGAACAGGTTCGCGGCATTTCGTACTCTATTCGCAATTATGTTTATGGCCGCAAGAATGGACAGGAAGTTGTTCTAATGGTTTGGTGCGATGATGATACTGGCGAATGGCGAATTGAACATCGGGAGACGGAGAAATGAAAAAGATTATTTTAATCAGTTTATTGATTAGTCTTTTAGTTCTATTAACAGGCTGTACTACAAAATTAGAAGTTGAAAGACAAGCTATGATTATTATGCCAGATGGTTCCTTTATTAAAGGGATATGTACTGATATGCTACGTTATAGTGAGAATTGGATATATGTAAAAGTAGATGGAATAGAATATTATCTTGATAGTTGGCGATTAGTGCTATGGAATAAATAATTGACATTTTCTAAAATTATGATATAATTATTATGTAAGAAAGAGAGAAAGGATGATTTAAATGCTGAACAAAAATTCTGAGCGCGAACTCGCCTATGTAGTTCTAATTGATGGCATAGAACCAATCCCCGGCTATGATCGTGTAGAACATGCAATTGTTGGCGGCTGGCGCGTAATTGTTCAGAAAGACCAGTTTAAAGTTGGCGATCCTGCTATTTATTTCGAGATTGATTCTCGTGTTCCTTCTGATAAGGAATGCTTTGCCTTCCTTGAGAAGCGCAATTACAAAGTTAAGACTTTGAAGATGTGCAAAACTATTTCTCAGGGTTTGCTTATGCATCCGTCTGATTTTGGTTGGCATGTTACTCTTCAGGGTGAAATTGATGACGGTGAAAATATTCATACTCCTGTAGATGAATCGCGCTTTCTTACTAAACAGCTTGGCGTAACTTATGCAGATGATGAAGATAATCAGCGTAAGGCCGCACCGGTAGATAAATATAAGAAAATGGCTCAGCGTCATGCTTCTCTGTTCAAAAAGCCTTGGGCGCGTTGGATGATGCGTTATGAATGGGGCCGTAAAGTTATGTTTTTCTTCTTTGGAAAGAAAAAGGATAAGAAGAATGGATGGCCCTCTTGGGTTTCTAAGACTGACGAAGAACGCGTGCAGAATATGCCGTGGATACTGGAAGATTCCGGTGACTGGGTAGCCACTGAGAAAATTGATGGCACCAGCACTACTTTCACTATGAAGCGCGGGAAGTTCGGTAAAAAGAACTTCTATGTATGCTCTCGTAATGTTTGCTTTGGTGAAGAAGATAAGCCTTGTTATTATGACACCAATGTATATTGGGAAATGGCAAAGAAGTATAATATCTTTGAAGTACTTTCCAAGATGCTTGAAAAGTATCCGCAGGAAGAGTGGATTACTATTCAAGGTGAAACCTATGGAGAAGGAGTGCAGAAGCGTGATTATTCTCTAACCGGACATGATTTTGCCGCCTTTAACTTGATTTTTTCTTCTAAGGGCCGTGTTGGTACTATAGAAATGCTTAAGATTCTTGCAGAATATGGTGTTCCTTGTGTACCAGTGCTTGAAGCCTGCATGAAGATAAATCAGTTTGAAAATGTTGATGCTATTCTTGCATATGCAGATGGTAATTCTGTAAAGGATGACAAGCCTCGTGAAGGGATTGTATTCCGTTCTACCGATGGCACGAAGTCTTTTAAGGCGGTGAGCAATAGCTTCTTGCTGAAGTATCATGGATGAGGAGTAAATAATGGAAATTACTTTTGATAACTTACCAGATATTATTTGGGGCACTATGTACGGAGAGCATCGTACAGATAAAGATGCTATTATTTTACCTATTAAAAAATCAAAACTTTATAAAACAGTCTCTGATGATAGCGTCATTTATATTTGGGGATGGCCTGGCCCAGATGGTAATATATATAATTATAGTGATTATGGGGAGACTTGGGCTTTTACCCCAGAAGAATTATCTCCTGCTAGAAAATACGAAGATGTATATGGATAAAAGGAGTGGATTAAGTGACAGAAAAATTACTAGGAAAGATATCAGATGTTAGATTTGGCTTTATTCCAGATTATCCTTTTCTATTTGGACTAGATTTAACATTTAAATTATCTGATAACAGCCATATAGGTACTGGTGGAAAATATACTGTTAATATATCTGAAGCTTGTAAATGGTCAGAGGAAGAGAGAAATACCGCGTTAATTGATATGATGAATCAAATTATAAAAGTTATGAAAGATGCTAAGATAACTAATATAAGTGATTTAAAAAATAAACCTGTTGAAGTTACTATTGATCGAAATATTTTTAAAGATTTTAGAATTTTAACTGAAGTACTATAAGGAGCGGATAATATGAATGAATATACTAATTATCTAAAATGGCTATATCGTCGTAACCTTTTGAAGACACGAGGAGAAGAAATAAATCGTGGTATTATTGGAAAACTAAATAGAAAAATTAGACATTATGAGGAGGCTATGAATAAATAATGGTACTATTGATTTTAGCTGTATTGATTTTTATTGGCGGTATTATTGGCGGAGCTACAATTGATCATGATGAATATCCAGGTTTTAAGATTGCTACACCACTAATTGGAACCGTTATAGCAATTGTACTTATTATTCTTTCATGTGTATCTTATGTGCCTACTGGATATACAGGTATTGTGACTACTTTCGGCAAGGTGCATGAAAATACTCTTGATGCTGGTATTAACTTTCACGCACCTTGGGATAATGTAATCAAGATGGATAATCGTGAACAGCGTATTACCTTCCAGCTTGAAGCTTTTTCCAAAGATATTCAGCAGGTGGCGGTACAAGGCTCTATTAACTATAATATTGATAAAACCACCGCAATGAATTTGTATCGAGACATTGGTGTTGAATATGCTACAATTCTGATTAGCCCGCGTATTCAAGAAGACGTAAAAATTATCATTGCTAAGTATACCGCCGAAAATCTGATTGAAAATCGTCAGGCTATGTCTGATTCTATTTATGAACTGCTTAAAAATGAATTAACCAATAAAGGTATAAATATTATTTCTCTTGCAGTTGAAAATATTGATTTCACCGATGCGTTTGAATCTGCGGTTGAAGCTAAACAGGTGGCTACGCAGGAAAAGCAGAAAGCTAAGACTCAGCAGGAACAGCAGACTATGGAAGAAGAACAGAAAGCAGAGCGTGCTCGTATTGCTGCTCAGGCACAGGCAGATGTGCAGAAAATTGAAGCTGACGCAGAAGCTTATGCTATTCGCGCGAAGGCCGATGCTGAGGCAGAAGCTAATAAGAAATTGAATGCATCTCTAACTGTTGATCTTATTGAATATAATAAGATTCTACATTGGGATGGTAAGTTGCCTACGTTTACTGGTGGTGGAACTGTACCTATTGTAAATTTCGGAGGGATCGAATAATCGACCCTCTTTTTTATTTGACTTTTTATATATTTTAGTATATAATTCTTATATAAGAAAAGGGGTGAATAAATTGAGGGATATATTTGCTTTCTCGGATATCCACGGAATGTGGGATTTATATAGGGCAATTATGGATTATTGCTATGAGCAAGACCCAGAAGCAATGATTATTTTTTGTGGCGACGCATGTGATAGAGGGCCTGATGGATATCGTATTATGAAAGAACTTTTAGATAATCCATATATTGTTTATCTTAAAGGAAATCATGAGGATATGTTCACTAAAGCTGCGCGAGAAATTAAACAGATGTTTAATTTTGAAAATACAGATCGAGATCGCGTTAAAACGGTTCTTTCTGCTTGTAAGAATTTTGATTATAAGTATGCTGCAATTCAAGATTCATTATATAATGGTGGTATGCCGACTCTATTAGATTGGATTATGGATGGCATGCCGATGGACTTTGTTAAGCGTATTGAACAACTTCCTTTAACTTTGAGTACAGATACATGTGATTTTTGTCATAGCGGTGGGTTATATAATACTTTTAAGCGTGTTGCTGATTGTGAATATAATGGTCTTCCAATAGATCAATGGACAGGCGATGCAATTATTTGGAATAGATCTGCATTGAATATTGGCTGGGCGCCAAATAGAACTTGTATATTTGGGCATACTCCAACTCCTTATTTAGAAGATTATTTAGATGGATTTAAATGGGACGAAAATAAAGAAGTAGAACCATATAAATATATTGGGACTTTTAATCCACATTTTACTGGCGCGAAAATTGATATAGATACGGGCGCAGCTTTTACTGGTCGTGCCTTTGTTTTAAATGTACTTACAATGAAAGCATATGGTTTTGAAGATTTAGATTTTAAGAATAAAGGTATTGAAAAACATAGAATTGAAAAAATAAAAGTAATTCAGCTTTAATAGAAATACATATCTATAAGGGAGAAGCCATTCTGGATGAATGGCTTATTTTTTATTTTATGGGAGGTATATTAATGTGAGTGATTTTAACTATGATACTATTCTAGAAAAACTGCATGCAGGTGAACGTTATGTATTCTTTACTTCATTATTTGAAGAACAGAATAATTTATTTAATAATTTAGGGCAAGAAGCAGCTACAGCTTTAAATAATTGGCATCGTACTATTCTACGATCAGATAATGTCAATGCCCCTTCTAAAATGGATTTGGCCTTATCTTTTTTACAAAACGCTGCTGCCTTTGAAAGGAAAAAAGAAATTAATTTTTTCACTAATTACACTTCTATGTATCCAGATGCAGCAAAAACTTTTAATCTTACATTAACTCCCGATATAGATTATATTAAATTTATTGCTTAGATAAATCAAACCTTAAAAGGGGTCGCCGCGTTTGAAAAAGAATTAAATACTGAATATAATCGTATATTACGTTATCGTGCGGCAGATAAAATTGCAAATGGGAAAAAGGAAGAGGCTCTTTCTGCAGAATTAAAGGAATAGTATTTTAAAGCTTTAAATGATAATAAAAATGCAACTAATGCTAAATCAAATGATGAGTATTATCTTAAATTAAATGGAAAAACCACTTTTAACACTTTAATATCTGACTCAGCTAATATCTCTACTTTAACTAATTTAATTGTAGAAGAATATGGTTCACGGCTTTTTACAGTCAAGGGCGATCATCTAACTAAATCATCAACTTTTCCAGTATTAGTAAAATTATTAGTAGATAGGGCATATCAAATGCTAATTGCAGAATTTGGTAAGGTTGCTTCAAAATCAGATGATCCAGAAAAGAATCTGGCATAGGCGCAATTTATAGTTTAGAAAAATAGTGATTTCAGAAATTTTGTTGAAGCACTATTAAATGCTCCTAATTTAGAAGATTCTATTGTAAATGTTGCACATTAGCATAATATTTATTTAAAATCACTAGATAAAGTTAAAGCAAATAATGCATAGATTAAACATCTTACAGAACTATTACGTTCTACATTTAAACAATTTACTAATCCTGATAATGCTGCTTTTCGTAAGTGGTTAAAAAAAGAATAGAATATTGACATTGAAGAAATGGTTAAATCTATTAATTCTGTTAAAGCTCAAGGATATTATACTGGAGAAGATCTTAGTTTAACTGATTTATTACGCGCACATATTGGTGGTGTATTAGGCGGTGGTGCAAATCCCACAGATGATATTTAGGCAGGAAAGTTAATATTTAATTTTGATATCACTACGGATAGTGGAAAAATTAATTAGTTGAAAGCAACAGAATCAAAACTTTTAAAACAATAGGTAGAACGTTTTAATCAAGTAACAAAAACTACAGATTTAGATTCATTTGTACATAATACAGCAGTATTATAGAAGTTACGGGAAGAATAGCAAGAAATTATTAAGAATGCTAATATAGAATTAGGAAAAAATAAAGAAGGATTGGATTATCTAAAGGAGCATATTAATATTCATGTTACTGTAAAAGGATACGTTTCCGCCGGTCGAGATAGTTTTGATTTCTATCAAGGCTTTGAAGGAGCAGCTTTCGGGTCTAATTTAAGCAATCAATTAGATATTATTTCTAATATGATGGAAGCCGGTGGTATTACTTTAGACGATAAGCAATGGTTACAATTTGCTATGATTAATGCGGGACGAAATATGATCGGTCGCACATATAAAACTTCTATCGAAGATTATTTTTCATTATTTGTAGGTTTTTTAATGTTTAATGATGCATATATTATGGTTGAAGATGCAAAAAAATATATTGAAAATAAATATGATTCAGATGTATCAGATTTACATTTATATGAATTAAATGGAATATTTATTCCGGCATCTTATTTATTACAAAAGACTTGGGAATCTATGAGTGGCATATTAAATGATATTTAGAGCACGGCTGCGCGTAAATAGGGTACTAGAGCTGTTCTTCATACTTACGATGGAAAACCGCAGCGTGGGAACTGGGATCAAACTGCAAATGTAGCAACAGAGCAAACTAAACTTGAAATGAAATTCTTAGCAGGTTTCTTAGATTTATTAAATGCTCTAGAACGAGAAATGGGACAATTATAACCTACTTCGGTAGTTTATATATATAAAAATCTTTTCGCGCGAAAAAAGAAGGAGGGGAGAACAATGAGCAAGTTAGCGGATTTCTTCAAGAATTTCCGCAAGCGCTATGACGCACAGATATTACGTAATGAAAAAATTGATGAATTTCTAGTTGAAGCCAAAGAGTAGTCTAAAAGTATTAATACGATGACAAATGCAATAACAACATTAACATCTACAGTTGAAACTTTATCAGGTAAAGTAGATTAGCTCTCAGAGCATATGAAAGATATTGATACTTAGTTAGATACTATTAGTAAAGGCACAAAAATTGAACTATTAGAAACTCTACACAATTGGAAATTACGCCTTGTCAAGCGCGGGTGGAAAACGAAGGAAGAAATGTCAGAGGTTAAAGACATCTATGAACTTTATAACAAAAAATTGCATGGTAATGGGCAAGGTACTGCCTATTATAATGAAGTCCAGGCACTTGAAGAACGAGAACTTTCCTAAATATTGACTTTTTTCTTAAATTGAATTATAATTAATTTAAGTAAAAAGGAGGATAAGTTATGATCGAGAGTAAGAGAAGCAAAGCGCAAATTGCACAACTTGAAATATATACAGATGGTTCTTGTAAAAAATTAGGATCAAAAGCAACGTTTGGCGGCTGGAGCTTCATTGCTCTTCGTGGTGGTGAACGAATTTATGAAGTTGCCGGCAGCGAATATGGGACCACAAATCAGCGTATGGAATTATTAGCGATACGCAATGCCTTAGAGTTCGCGCAAAAGAACCGGCATCCGAATGAATCTGTAATTATTTATAGTGATTCAGCTTATGCAATTAATTGTTATACGCAAGAATGGTATACCAGATGGCAAAAGAATGGTTGGACAAATTATAAAGGTGAAGATGTTGCTAATCAAGATTTATGGATTGATATCGTCCCATATTTTGATAATTTCTGGTATTACTTTTCTAAAGTAAAAGGACATGGCGATAATTATTGGAATAATGAATGCGATAAGCTTGCTCAAAAGGAATCACAATTACTAAAAGATAATTTTCAAGGAGAACAAAATTTAGATGGATGATAACATATTTGAAGTAACCCGTGATGAATATGCGGGAGTAATTGCTTAGATTAACCCTAAAACTTCTGATATTGAAACAGTTCATGAAGATTGGGGCACATCTATTAGAATACGAAATAAAACTGGAATACATTTTACTACTAGAAATATTTCTTGCGATGGCGAAGAACATTATTATGTATTTGAATTACCACGTGGAGAAGATTGTCTGCCGCCAAAAGCTATTAGAAAAATAACTTTGGAAACGAAAGAAGAAGTTCAAGCATTTTTTGACGCTCTTAATAAAATTCAAAGAGGTGAGGCTAATGACTGAATTATTTCCAAATATTAGTGATAAAGTAAGAAAACAATTAGAATCTGGATTTGCATTAGCCTTATCTTCTGCAAAAGACCCAGCAGAAGTAGCAAACCTATTAAATGCTATTACTGAACAATTTTCTGGAGAAGAACATGAATTTGCACAATTTTATTTTAATATGCGATTGGAGGCGATGAATCGTGAAAACATTGATTCTGAGCGGTAAATCTGGCGCGGGTAAGGATATGCTTGCTCACTTTATGAAAGAAGAATTAGAAAAACAAGGTAAAAAAGTTATTGTTATGCATTATGGAGATGCAGTGAAATGGGTACTACGAGATTATTTTAATTGGGATGGCAAGAAAGATGAAAAAGGACGCACACTTTTACAGCATGTTGGCACCGATATAGTGAGAGCTAAATATCCAAATTTTTGGACAGCAATTGTAGTTGGCCTTTTATCTGCCTTCGAAAACGAATTTGATTTCGCGCTAATTCCTGACGCTCGTTTCCCGAATGAAATAGAAATAGTATCGGATGCACTTGATGTAATTACTATTCGTATTGACAGAAAAAACAGCGACGGCAGTGATTGGGTCAATCCGCTATTTACACCCGAGCAACTGAAGCATCCAAGTGAAACCTCATTAGATAATTATGTATTTGACTATATTGTGCATAATGATGAGGGATTAGAACTATTAAAAGAAAGCGCAATTACTTTATTAAATGATATATGCGAGGAATAATAAATGCTATTAAGAGAATTAGAGCCTGAACGATATTGGAGTATGCCAAGTTCCACAACAAAAGAAAAACGTGAATTAGAAATTCAATCAATGATTAGCTCTGGAAATTATAGTTTTCAGCTTAAAACTGATGGTAATTATAGTGCTTTTATTTGCGATTTTGATGGAGATAAACGTATAATTAGCCGCGGAATTAGCACTGTTACAAATGAATATGGTCGTATTGATGATAAATTATTTTTCTTTGATGCTGTCGCGGCTAATTTCAATAAACCAACTCGTATAATGGCTGAAGTTTATTATGATAATGGCATAGATAGAAATGTTGGTTCTGTTTTACGCGCGAGTCCAATTAAATCAAAAAGCATTCAAGATGAAGATTTTTATTTAAAGGCTTCACAGACTACTAAGTTTAGTGCTAAGGACAGGCGCGATATTGAAAATAATGAATTTAGAAATAAAAAATTAAAGTGGCGTATTTTTGATATATGGTATTATGATGGAGAAGATTTAATGCAAACTCCTTGGATTGAACGTCAAAAGTATGTTAAAGCCGCAGCAGAACGCATCAATCATCCATTAGTAACATATGTCCATTATTATCCTATGAATGATACTTTCTATGATAAATTAAATACTATTTTTTCTGCTGGAGGGGAAGGCGTAGTTTGTTATAAAAATAATGGACTACCAGAGCCAGGCAAACGAACTGCTCATAAGACAATGAAGGTTAAACGAGAACTAGAAAATCTTATTGATTGCCTTATTACTGGCACTGAACCCGCTACAGAAGATTATAGTGGAAAAGATATTAACTCTTGGACTTTTTGGAAAAACACTCGCACTGGTGAAAAACTTGTTGGACAACTATTTGGAGAATATCAAATGGGTGGTCCTATTAAGCCAATCAGTCGTGGTGCATATATGAATTGGCCAGGAGCTATTTATGTTAGTGTATATGATTCAAACCATCAATTAATTCCTCTTTGTAAAGTATCAGGTTTAACTGATGAATTTAAAGAAGAATTAAAAAATAATTTTAATGACTGGTATTTATGTCCCGTGACAATAGGAGGTATGGCGCTAAGTGATGCTAATGGGCTCAGTGTACGCCATCCATACCTAAAGTCCATCCGCCGGGAAGATATTTCACCAGATGATTGTACACTAGCAAAAATTATTAAATAAGCGCGCGAAAGCGTAGCTGAGGAGGATTTATGGATTTAGAAGAACTTTTTGGTGAAGTAGAAAAATTTGGATTTGATCCAATTACTTATTAGTATTTTCACCAGTTATTGAACAAGCGTACTATAATTTTAAATGAATATGTATCTGATGCAACAGTGGAGAAGGTATATCTTCCTCTGAGAGAATTTGAAGAAGATGATTCTACTGAACCAGTTACATTAATTTTAAATTCATGCGGCGGTAGCGTATCTAACGGCTTCTATCTTGCTCAATATATATCAATGTATTCTAAGCCTTTAAATATTATTGTTCCAGGTATGGCCGCAAGTATGGCAGCAATTATATTAGCTGGCGGCGGAAAAAATGAAAATGTAATTCGTTATGGTTTTCCGGCTTCTTATATATTACTTCATGATGGATATGTAGCATTAGAGTCAAGTGAGGCTCGTACTGCTGATGATATTATGGAATTTAATAAACAAGTAGATGCCGATATTCGTGACTTTATTATCCAAAATACAAATATTAGCCCAGAGGTGTATGATGCTCATGCCCGAAAATAGTGGTTTATTAAGGGAGATGAACTAAAACAATTAGGACTAATTGATTGTATTTATGGAGTTGATGACAAATGATAAAGCATTGGGCCGATACTAGTGCTCTTTTACATCAAGATAATCTTTTATCAGCTGATACTATTATTGGTATCAGCCCTTTAACTTTATAGGAGTTAGAACACTTAAAATCTTCTGAGCATGAAAGCAGTGAACTGAAATTTAGAGCGCGCTCTGCAATTAGAGCTATTATTACTGACAATCATTTTGAAACAGTACTAGTAGACAATAAAAAAATCGATAAGATGCTAAAAAAATATAACTTTTTAAGTAATATAAATGACCATCGTATATTATGTGCGGCAGAAATTACAGCAATTGAATAGGGCAGTAATATTGTATTTTTAACTAGTGATGCTGCACAGTATCTATTTGCTTTACAAATGCCGCATCTTTTAGCTACATATCCGATGAGTGCTGAAATGACAGAAAAATCAGGAGAAGAATGGTGCGGTTGGGGTAAATATTGGCCAACAGAGCAAGAAATGGCCTTACTATATGCTGATCCAAAAATAAATATACTGAAATGTAAAACAAATGAATTCGCAGAAATATACGAAGGAAAAGAATTAAAAGATGTTCTATTCTGGACTGGAGCTGAATATCGTAGATTAAAATATAAAAATATGTTTAATCCATATATAGAAGAAACTATTGCTCCACGTAATTTAGAACAAAAAATGACTTTCGATTTATTACAAAATTCTAATATTAAAGTGAAATTGCTTACTAGTGCTTGGGGCGGCGGAAAAACTTTATTAGCATTAACATATGCACTTGAACAAATACACCGCGGTAATTATCGTAAATTAATATTTGTACGAAATAATATAGTAGTAGCAGATACTAATGATATAGGCTATTTGCCGGGTGATTTAAATGATAAAATGCTAATTTGGGGTGGGCCTCTTGCAGACCATCTTGGCGGTATGGATATGTTAGAGCAACTAATCGAAGATGGAGTAATAGAAATTTTTCCATTATCTCATATTCGCGGTCGTTCAATTAAAGATTCAATTGTTATTTGTGATGAATGCGAGAATATGAATGATAAACTAGTTACGCTGCTTATGAGCCGTATTGAAGATGGAAGCGAGTTAATTTTCTGCGGTGATGTAGCTTAGATTGATAACAGAAAATTTGAAAAAAATAATGGCATTAAATCTATGCTTATACATTTGGCCGGAGAGCCATTATTTGGTACTGTTAAACTTACTAAATCCGAAAGAGGGGCTGTAGCCGCAATGTGCAATTTAATTCGGCCACCTGTTTAAAATTGGGCGCTTTGCGCCCTCTTTTTTATTTGACTTTTTTCTAAATTCATGATATAATAAAGAAAAAATATGGGGGTAATTTTAATGGAAATTACTATCGAAGATAAAAAATATAAATTAATTGAAGAAACCGTGGAAACTAAATTTTTATCTACTCCAGAATAGTTTATCTCTTGTTTATTAGATCATGAAAAAGGTCAAAATTTATATATTGAGTATAAAAATTATATTGATATAAGTAATGCCTTAATTTGGGCTAGAGAAAATCTTAGTTTTAAAGCTCACCAACTGGATGAAACTTTAAATATTAATGATTATAATATTGTATGGAGAGCCTGGAGAAATGTACCTAGCACTCAAGAAAAAGAAGAAAATGAATGGAAGGGGTGAAGAAAATGTCTGAACGAACAATATACGATGATATGATTGATGAGTACTTTAATCGTCATCCAGATGCAGGACTCGCTTGGTGGATGCTGCCACTTGAACAGCAGCCCGAAGGTTTCAAGCAAGAAATGTATGATATTATTTGGTATTTGACGCATAAGGAGGATAAAGATGAATAAAGAGCCACTCGGGTACTTAGGCGGCGATATCATGACATATGGCTCTAATCTCGCACGCCAAGAAGAATATGATAAGTTTAAGGCAGTAGGTATTCCTGGTGAAGTATATAGCCCAGTTCAAAACAAATCAATTAATGATAAATCTAATATGACAGAAGAAGAGAATAACCATCTTGCTGAAAAAATCTGTGAAGCAGATATCGAACGTCTATGGAACAGTGATTATACTGTTCTGTGCCCAGAACAAAGCGCCATTGGCACTATGTGCGAAATGGGTGTGCTATATGGGTGGAAGTATATGGCAGACCAAATGATTAAGAAAGTTTGGGAAACAATAATGGATAATAATTGGAAAAATACTAATTTAGGTAATTTATCACAAGAACAAAAAGCACAATTATTTGATGTACTATTAAAAATTCTTGATCAACAAGCAATTAAACAAAATTATGCCCATTACTTCGATATTCGCACCAACCATCTTAATGAGAAGGACTGGCGCCGCAGCTTCAGTATCAATCAGATGTTATATGGTATGATTTTGTACGCTACGACAGATCATACACTACATAATTCATTTGATGAAATTCTACCTTTACTACAAAAAGAATATGGTAAGAAAGATACAGACGAACATATATCAGATTGGAGGTAACTTATGAAAACAACAAATAAAGTTTAGACTGGAGATACAATTACAGGAACCAGTACAAGTACATCTTATACTTACAACAATCATTCTTATACATCTGAAAAAGGATGGGAATGTCCTCGCTGCGGCCGCATTAATGCCCCTTGGGTACGACAATGTGATTGTTCTCCATCTACTTATACTTCTTGGGATAAATTTACAGTAAATCCCTGTGATAAAAAATGGTGGACAGAAATTACATGTAGCGATGATAATACGTTTAAAATCCATCCAGAATCTATTGCCTATAGCACTAATATAAATCAAATAGCCGGCGGTAGTGATTATAAAGATCCAGTCACGGGAGATTGGGTAAACGTTCCCAAAACTTATACTAATACAGTAAAGAGGTAATTTTATGTTATATGGAATTAATGATAAACTTCCTACAAAACGACTATTCGTGGCTGCGATGCAGCAGGTTATTGCTTGCTTTGTAGCTACAGTACTAATTCCACAGATTTGTGGCGTGCCTATCGCGCCAGCTATGCTAGGTGCTGCTTTAGGCACATTGCTATATCAGTTATTTACTAAAGGTCAATCACCAATGTTTATTAGCTCTTCTGGTGCTTTTGTTGCGGCAGTACTTGGCGCCTTAGCACTTGGAACCGCGCCTAATTATCTTGCAGTATTTATTGGCGGCTTGATTGTATGTCTTGTGTATTTTGCTGTAGGCTTAGCAATCAATCATTTTGGTACTGCTTGGATTAATAAAGTATTACCACCAGTAGTAATCGGCCCTATTGTTGCTGTTATTG